CAAATCGAGCCAGAAACCATCTCAAAATCAATTAAAACAGAAACAACTATGATTAACATAACCAAAGAGCAAAAACAAAATCCTCAAATTGATTTTATCGAGGATTTAAATGAAAGTGAATCAGATGATTATAATATAAGTAAATTTGTAATCGAAGAAGAACAACCTAAAAAGAAAACAGTTGCTGATTTCTTGGCAGATTTACCAATAAATGGGCCACAAAACTAAATAATAAATAAGTATTTCAGAAACTGATAAATTAAATATAAGATAATAATTGATATAAATCAAATGTCTTTTTGAAAAATCAAGATATTTATTAATAAATAACACAAACAAACAAACACAAACAAAATGGAAACACAAAACACAATCAACACAGAAATTGAACAAGTTAAACTTTTATTAAAAAAATTAACTGAACTCAATCAAAAACAAAAAGAATTGGCCTATTCATTAAATAAGAATCTTGATGATTTTATTAATATGGTTGATGATAACAAACAAGTAAATTTGATTGACAATGAATAAGTTAATGAGAGATAAAACACTTAATCCAATTCAAAAATTAATGATGATATTATTCTTGGATTGGAACTCATTAATCCCGATTTCAATGACAAGTCAAGAAATTGCAACTGAATTAGGATTAACTCGTACTCAAGTTTTAAAAAACATTGAATGTCTTGTAGAAATGGGATTTATTACAACTCAAGTAAGTCATCGAAATAGAAAAATATATATAACAAAATTATTTAAAGAGAAATACAATGTATAACTTAGAAGCTATTATAGATGAATTATCTGATAAATTAGTTGAAATAAATCAAGCAATTTATGAAGCTGAAAAAAATGAAGAATATGAAAAGTGTAATATTCTTCAAGAAAATATAGAAATGATTATTAATAACGTTTCAACTATTGTTCCAGAACTTGATAAGAAAAACCTTTTAAAAATTAACAAAAATATTAGAAGTTATATATACAAAAACTATGAAAAAGATAAGAATAATTAATACAATCACAAATGAAGAAAAAATAAGTATTAGATTTTATTCTGAAAATGAAATAAAAAAATACTGGTTTGCAATTTGTCTAAAAGAATTCCTTGAATCAAAATTTGAAAATATTGATGAAATTGAATTCGAAACAATATAAGGCGCTCATGAGCGCCTTTTTTATTTAAAATATATTATGGACAACTTCTTTTTTTATAAAAACATCCAATTTTTGAACTTGTAAAATCTTTTAATTCATAATTAGGGTGTTCATTTATCCATTTATTAACGCATTCAAAACAATCCTGAAGTTTACTATCAGAACCTGAAGATTGACCACAAATTCTATTATAAGCATTTCTATTTGTAATATTTACTTTTATAATTTGTTGAGGCAATTGTTTTCTTTGTAATGTTACATTTATTTCTGGTTTAAAAATTGGAATGGGGTCATCAATTACATTGATAACATATTTAGGTGGAATATTATTAAAATATTCTTCAATAATTACATTAGTTTTTCCATTTGTAGAACCACTTAAATAAGCATATTGGTTAATTGCAACTAATTGTTCATCTAATTTAGATAAAATATTAGAATCTAAATTTGAAAGCATATAAGCAATAGTTTGTGACCAACTACCATTAATTAATTTAATATCTTCCATTATCTTAAATAAATATATTAATTATCTTTATGTCTATCAAATATTTTTCCAATAGTATCTCTAAGATTTGAATTAGTAATAGCGCTTATATTTTCAATAATAGAATAACCTTCAACAGAAGCAATACCACTTGCTATAATTGTAACAGCATTAACTAAATCGGTACCCAATATTGAATTAATTGCAATACCAGTAAAAATAGCAACATTATAAAAAATTATTTTATTTATTGTATTTGCCATTTTTTTTGATGAAATTTTTTCACCATTTTTATGAGCTTTTTTAACACCAGTAATAAAATCAAAAAATATTAAAAATCCTATTGCTATAATTAATGGTTTAATAGGCATAATTATAGCAAGCATTGCTATAAATAATTGTTCAATATGATTTAAAATCCAGGATTTCATTCTTACCATAATTTTATTTTTTAATTACAGTTATAATTGCATTGACAATTCGTTTGATTACACGAACAACAATCATTATAAGAATCAAGATAGAGGTCACAATCATAATATCCATTTTTATTTGTTGGATTAATATCATCATTTTCACTGGTATAAAGTGGAAATGAATCTTTATTATTACATAAAAATTTTATAATTCTTTCTTGTAAAAATTGTGCTCTTCCTTTTAATTCTTCTCTTAAATATCTCATATATGAAATATCTGCTTGTGTTGCATTATCAGAATTTTTATGTACAATACCTTTATTAACAATTTGAGATTGTAAGAATGGTAATGATTGTTCTACTGAACGATAAATTAATGCTGGTTTAATTAAATCAACAAGTTGTTGTTCAATTGAAGAAAGGGTTCCACCACTAAATTTAGTCTGTATATCAACATATAAATTAGTTCCAAGAATATCTTGGATGAATGCATCTTGAGCATATTCAACAGAATCACTAATTAATTTAATATCAACATTATTGCTAATTGGTGATTTATCTTTTATTTCTGTTTCTGTTACAAATTTTATTAATGCCATAGTTATAATATTGTTTTTTGAGTTTCTTCAGGAAATATTTCAAGAGATTTTATTTTAATTGTATCAAGACCGTTCAATAATAGAAATTTATTAATAGCATCTTCAATTTGTGTTTTTTCAAGTTCAGTTTTCATAATATTCGAAATCAAAAATGCATTTTTTAATTCTTGGACATTGCCAAGTTGACCACTACTTTTAATACCTAAAAGTGTTTGTGATATTATTCCGTGAGCTTGAACAATTGAATTTTGAATCGAATCCTCTAAAACAGTATATTGTTTATCTAATGAACTAACATCAATTGGTGAAATTGTAGGGGCAAGGTCTTTTCCATCACTAAAAAATATAAGGGCCTTACCTGCATTTCTTTTACCAGAATATTGTCTTTTTATATCTGAAACAATCTTGCTTTTTTCTTCTGGTGAATTTGGTTTTTTATAAAATTGAATACTCATTGAAGGTGAAAAACCATTCTCAACTATATTAAGTTGATAGAGAGAAATAGCTGCATTTGCTGCTATTGAATTTAAACCAGAAACATAATCTGGATATGTATATACATTTGAATCAATTTTATTCTTAATACCAACATAAACTTGTTGACGATTTTCTTTATCTAAAACATTAAATAAAGGATATCTTTTATAAGTTCCTGATGAATATTGCCAATTATTATTATAAACAACACCAATTAAATTTCCTTCAATATCAGCAGATAATCTAACACCAAAAGCTTTTAATCTTTCAATTTTAATTATCTTTGTGAAATTTTCATTCCAAGTTATTAATAAATAAAAATTACCAAATAATTTATGGTCAAAAATAATACCTTCAATTAATTGATTAATATTACCTTGACCATCAATATTATTTAAAAATATTTCACTTTTTAATTTATTATTTTCTGTTTTAAATTCATATCCATTTCCAAATAATAATCTTGTCTTAAAATCTATTGCTGATTTATGCAAAGGGCTTGAGTTATATAAATCAATTAATTGATTTGGGAATAAATTATCATCACCATATCTAATATATGCACCACTATTATATCTTGTTGAATAATCACTTGGAAGATATTTATTATCTGAAGCAAATGAAAATGAATTAATTGCTGTAACATTATCACTTATCTTTTCAATAATAGGTGAATTTGTATGATTTATTTCATTATTTTTTGTTATATTAAATCCTAATAGTTTCATAATAAATCTTTTTTATATATATTGTTTATTGAATTAACATTCTTCCTATTTCAAGTGTTTCAGTATAAGCTGAAGTAGATGCAGAATATGACCACATACCTTTATCTAAATCATATTGTGTTTCATCAAAAGTAAATTTATTAAAACGATATGGATTTTGTGAAATATCAGTTAAAGAAAATTGTTCAATTTTATTTTTATTATAATCATTTTGAATAGTAAAATAAAATGTAGAACCAGAGTTAATTGGTAAATTATATTCATTTAATTTCTCACTTAATGTTACAGAGAAAGTATTGGCAGAAAATCCTTTATTAATTACAATCATAATTTTTATTTATATATATTCATTTAAATAAAAATCCCCTCACAAAAGTAAGGGGATTTTAATTTAACCAAAAATGAAACACAAACCCAATATGGATTATTATGATGTAATAGATGATATAATTGTGCTAAGCACTTCAGGGGCTAATTCAGCTTCTTCTGCTGTAAATGTAAGTTGATAGTTATTAGCATCAGCTTTAGCTGTACCACTACCAGTTACATTAGCTGTAAGATAAGCTCCTTCATTTAATCCTACAAACCAATAAACATTATTAGAATCTTTAATTATTAAAGCAAGCTTAGGTTGACCTTCAGCTAAAACTAATATTTTATCTCTTTTAGAAGCTTCACGTCTTGGTATAACCAAATTAGCTGTTTGAGTATAGAAAGATACACCATTAGTTAAATCACTCGTTAATTCTTCATTTAATGAACCTGTGTTGTTATTAAATTGGAATTGAGCAAATTTTGTACCACCACTCATAGCTATATTTGTAATAGTACCTTGAGTATTTGCTGTATATGAAACAACATTTTCAAAATTTGTGATATACGCTTCTTTTATTCCACCTACGTTAGATAAACAAGAATATGTAATACCACTTACTGCATTGCAAATTGCCATAGTTATTTTCTCCTTTTATTTTTTTATTTTTTAAAGAGAAGGGGAATCTTCATTCCCCCTCTCAAATTTGTTTATTGTTATTATTAGTTATGGTAAACAATTTCTGCACCATAAAGATAACCGAAACCAATCTTAAAGTTTGCAACAAATCTTACAGTTGGTTCACCAGTTACATTACGCATAGGCAATAACAATACATCTTCCCAATCAGACATCAAGTCAGTTAAGAATACAAGGTTAGAAGTAGCAGCAGCTACCATCTTGTTATCTGACATACCTGGAGCTTCAACCAATTGAACACCCAAGAAAGTCAAATCAGCATTCTTAGTATAGTAAGCCTCAGCAGAAGCAGCTGCAACAGCTTGCTTATACAATTTAGCTACTTTAGTACTAACGAAGATTCTCAAATCAGGCTTATTAATTACAGTTGCTGGAATAGCATCGTATACTTTTTGAAGTTCAGCAATAACGTTTGCAGATGTGATAGTAACAGCAGTTACATCAATTACATCAGCATCAGCGGCTAATTGAGATTCAAGACCTTCGCAAAGGGCAATTGGATAAGTTGAACCAGAACCAACACCTTTCCACATAACTTTTTCAACATCTTGAGCAGTTGTTTTTCCAACTTGACTCAAAATATAATCAGAAAATAAAGCTGGCATAACTTCATCAGAAAAACCTGGTCTCATAAATTCATTCATATAATTTTGTTCAAAAGTTGAACGGCAATAACTCAAATTGATTTTAATAGGACATACTTCAAAAGTCTTTTGAGCAAGTGTACCTTCTCCAGTACCTGAAAAAGTACAATTTTCAGCTTGAAGAATATTTCCCAAATCAAATTTAGTCAATTTAATAGAACTCTTAACATTTGGAACCAAAGTAACACTTTGAATTGAAGGAGCAGATAAAAGAGCTGCTGAATAGAATTTGTCAAATGCATCTTTACCAGTATATACGGTATTGTCTGTAATTGCGAAATTAAATTTTTTCATAATTGTTTTTTTATTTTTTTTTTTATTTTTTTATTAACCCTTTCGGCTTATTTAATGATATATATTATTTTTTTTTATAAAATTAAATTTACTTTTTAAACATTTCAATTTTTCTGTACATTGAATCAAATTTTGATTCTTTAACTTCAATTTTTTTATTTGTTTTTTCTAATTCAATTTCAGCTAATTTTTGTTCTTTAGATAATTCAAAACCTTCTTTCATTGCATAAACTTCATCCATTTTTGCTTGTAATTCTTGAACAGTTTGAACTAATGCTAAGAATTCTTCGTCAGAAACAAATTTCATTTCTGGTTTGTCTTCTTTTAATTCTTCAACAATAACTTCTTCAGAAGGGATTTCTTCAACCATAATTTCAGTGATAACACCACCTTCTGTTTTAAATTTTTGACCACCTTCTAATTCGTGTTCTGCATCAGGAGCAGGGATTTTATTTCCATCGGCATCAATTACAAATACTGGTGTGCCAACCATAAATTCACCATCAAATACAATATCTGTACCATCAGATAATTTTGCTTGAATTTCAAATTTAAATTTTTTCATATCAATTTTTTTTAAGATATATATTATTTTTTTAAGTTATATATTATTTTTGCCATTTAGCATAACAAACTGCAATTGCTTGTTGTTGTTCCATTCCACCATCAACTTCAATTTTAATACATCTTGAAATAAATTCTTCTTCACTTTCACCAGCTTCAGGTTCAACAATCATTTTTTGTTCTTTCTTTTTTAAACGATATTTTTGAAGAGGGCTTAATTCCATTTCCATTCTATCTATTTGTTCTAATTTTCTTTGAGCCCAAGCAATACCTTCATCACCTCCCCAAGCATCCCACATCAATTTGCCACAACCTTCACCATAAGGTGTTGTTGAATTTTGTCTATGTCTTTCAAATGCTGCCATTCTTGCTATTGTATCTCTTGAAATTGGTTCTCTATTAGCAAGTTGATTTGCTCTTATTTTACCTACAGGGGTTCCACAATCTCCCCATCCATAATCTTCAACCCATTTTAAAGCTCTTTGAGCATTATCAATTGCTGCTTGTGGATAATCTGTATATGATTCTTGAAATTGAAATAAAAGACTATCTAAACCAATTGAATTAAGAAAATAATTTCTATCATAGATAACTCCATCATTTTCAAAATCATCCATTATATTTATGGCAATTTTCTTTCTATTTTCAATGTCTTCTACTTGATTTAAAATATCAATAATACCATTAACCATTTCAATATCTTCAGTTAAATCATTAAATAAAATTCCTTCTGTTGATGTATTTTTATTGATTTTATCTATTTGTTCAGAATTATTATCATAAAATTTATCTAAATTAAGTTCACTAACTTTTTCATATTTATCTTTACCGTTGGTAAAATATATTTTAGAATGATTAATTCCCAATTTATCAGCTATTTCATATACATCTTTTGAATTATCAGATTGTCTTGCTGTTATAATATAAATATCATCATTTTTTGAAATATATTCTTTAGCTAATTCTTGACCTTTTTGTGTTGATAAAGTTTCATCAAAATCAAAACCTATTTTAGAAAATAATAATATTTGATTAAATTCAATTTGAGCCAATCCCATAAATCCTTCTATTGAAAAAGCTGATTTACCACCTTGTTTAATTTCTTTTTCCCAAAAATCTTTATTTGTGATTTGTGCTGAAATCATCCAAGTGCCAATGGGTAACCCTTCAAAACCATAATATCTACTCTTATCAAAAATATCATCCTCAATTATCCAAGATTCGAGAATATAAGCTGGTGCAGTGTTTTCTTTATGGTCATAATTGAATTTAAAATCTTTCATTTGAGAATTAAATTTTTTCATCATCTCAAATATCACATCTTTTTCAAAAACAACATAATATTCACCATCTTCATCTTTTCTATAAATTTCAATATCTGGAATCATTGCTGGGGCAACCACAATCATTTTTTCATCTTGAATTCTAAATTCAAATTTTTTCTCATCTTGTTTTGAAAATGCAAATCCTTTTACTTGAATTGCAGGATTATTAACAAATGAAATTAATTCAATCCCTTCAACTTGATTTTCAGGATTAAACGTAATCTTATATTTTTTTATTTTTTTCATATTATATATATTTTTTCAGATTAAAAAGTTGTTCTTTGATTTATTTTTTTTATCTTATTTTGAACTGTTGTAATCTCTTTTTCTGATATTCTTACATCAATATTTAAATTTTGAGATGTTTTTTCAGTTTTATTTATATAATTTCCTTGTGGTAATTTTGTAAGTTTAGTACCTTCATTAAATGAAATACCACCACCCATTTGATTTATAGCACTAAGAAGAGGTGCAAACATAGCTGTACTACGAGCATTAATAACACTTTCTCCATTGCTTAAACGAGCATTAATTGAATCAGAAGTAGAAGTTCCAGCACCATTAACCATACCACCAGTTGCGAATTCAGGTACTGGTTGAGAAGCAATTAAAGCTACTTGTGCGGCACCCAATGCACCAGCAGTTGCCGCTAAACCAATACCAAGAGGAGTAGCACCTAATTCTGATAATGTTCTTGTAACAGCTAATGCTGTATTTAATGTGGCCTGAATAATATCAGCAGCTTTTTGTGCAGCAAAAGCTTTTCCTTTTTCAGCTTTTATTTTTTTATTATATTCTTCATCAAGAACTAATCTTTTTGCATCATATTCAGCTTGTGAAATTATTTGAGTATTTAATTGTTCATCAAGAATTTTAATACTTTCATTTTTTTCATTTTCAAGAATTTGTAATCTTATTTGTGAACTTTGTTCAAATGCTTGTGTTAAAACATTAACCCCTTGAAGGACTGATTGACCAATTAATTGAATATCATTACCAATTTGTTTAACTCCTTTTTTAAACTCTTCAGCATTATTTATTGTCTTATTAGTTGTTTTACCTAATTGAACCTCTAATAATTCAAGTTCTCTTTTTAATTTAATTATTTCATCTTTATATTTTTCACTTTCTGTTGCTGTTTCAGAATAACTTAATCCAGATTCTTCAATAGTAATAATAGCAGACTCATTAGCCTTAATTAAATCTTGAATCTGTAATTTTCTTTGTAAATTAATAGTAGTTTCAGATGTACCTTTAGCTTTTAATAATTGTAGTTCAAATTCTTGAGTATTTACTAAATCATTATAAGCTTTATTTAAATTCTCAATGTTTTTAAGCTCTTTTCTTTTCTGTTTAGCATCATCTATTTCATTTTCTTTAAGTAATTGATTAATCAATGCTTCATCTAAAGCGTCTAATTGTTTAAGCCTTTCTTCATTTGCCTTTTTATCATCTTCAGCTCTTTTCTTTAATACTTTATCTAAATCAAAAATAGCTTTTTGATATTTATTTGTAACTTCAGTTATTTGTTTATATGAAGCTTGAGCTGATTTTAATTGAGCAGTAGCTCCATCAAGTTTTTCTTGATTTTCTTCTAATCTTTTATTATAATCTTTGTAACTATCTTTTGTTTGAATAATTGATATTTTATTTTGTTTAAAAACTTTTATAGCTTCAGTTAAATCAGTAATTTCTTTTCTTTTTGAAGCTATTGTTTTATCAGTTATACCTTTATTTAAAATAAGTTGTTCATATTCATCTTTTCTTACTTTTAATACAGCTTTGGCTAATTCTGTTTCATCAGTTATTGTTAAACTTAATTTATTTACTTCTTCATCATATTTTGAAATAGCATCATCAACTACAGCTAAAGTACCATCTCTAACTTCAAATTGAGCATCAGCTAATTCTTTCGCACTTTTAGCCGCTTTTTCTTGTGCATCATCTAAAGATGATAAAGCTAAAGCTAAACCAATTACAGCTGCACCAACTAATACATATGGATTTGCTAATAAAGTAGCATTTAAAGCAAGACCAGCTGAATTAGCTTTACCAATTGCATCAGCTAATCCAGAAAATGATTGAGCAATACCTAATGCACCTTGAACTTTTAATAAACTTTTTTGTAATTCTTCATTTTCACCAGCAAAAACAGCAATAGTTGAAGTGGCGAGGGCAAATGTATTTGTTAAAACACTACCAGCAGCTTCAAATTGTTTAATATTATCAATACCATTTTTAAAACTTCTTGTTCTTTCAACTGTTTCATCAATTGCATCAGCTAAAGCTAAAAATTGTTCGCTTCCAATTTCAGCAGAATCAAATGCTTTTCTTAAGTCTTTTAAAGATGTTTTTAATTGACCAAGATTTTTAGCACCTGCTGCTGTATCTATCAATAATTGAACATTAATTTGTTCTGCCATATTCTTTTTTTATATATATTTTATTCCTTATGTCTTATCTACAATAGTATCTTCAACATCTGCTGTTGCTGTTGTTGATATAAAACCATTATTTTGATTATACCAAATTTTCCAAGGTCCACCAGTTCCAGTATTATTATCAATATATCCATTATTTTGATTAAAACTTATATCAGAAATATTAGCATCATTTGAATTAATACCACCATTATTTGAATTATTAGCTATATCATTAGTATTTGAATTGTCAAAAATATCTCCATTATTTGAATTTCCAATAATAGAACCAGTATTTGAATTATTACGAATTTCACCAAGATTACTATTTTTTTCAATAGAACCACTATTTGAATTATTTTTTATATCACCAATATTTGAATTATTACTAATATAAGTATCATTTGAATTACTTTCTATATTAAAATTTATAATATTATGATAAATATCACCTTGATTTGTATTGTATTTAATATCACTAATATATCCATTCATTAAATTTGATGAAATTAAATGTATTCCTTGTAAATCATTTCCAAAAATACCTCCTGTAACTTTATTATTAAAACAAGCTGCAACAAAATTATTATAAAAACCATATTTAATATCATTACCAAAAAATGTATTTGAAACATTGTAATTCCAATCAGATATATCTACTGGGTTATAAGAAAATGGTGAATTATATGACCAATTATCATAAGAAACACCAATTCTATTATTATTTTTATCTATTTGTGTTTCAACCCAATTATTTGTAATATCATATTCAACAATCATTTTAAGAGGTATATATTCATTATTTGTAAATGAATCTTTATCAATTACTTGCCATTCTGTATCGAGTGTAAAATCATCTATTGAGGTACCAACTAAACCATTCACATTACTCCATACTCTACCACCCCAAATTACTAATTCTCCAATTGAAGGAGTTAATGATGAATTCCAAATACCTAACCAAACATTACCAAAACCATCAGTTTGTGCATTATATTCACCTGGAGCTAAAAATAATCTTGAACCAATATTACTTAATTCATTTTGTGAAATAGCTTGTAAAAATATACCTTTATCTTTCCAAGTAGTTTGTTCAGTATCAATATTATAAATAACACCAGGATTTAATAAATTATTTGGTATTAAATCTGTTGTTAATTGAGTATATGTAACTTCTTGATAAGTTATTGTTGATGCTGTAGAACCATAAGTAATACCAGTTGAATTAATAATTAAATTTGTTGTGTTAATAAATGTTGAATCTGATTGATTTACAGTTAAACCAGAACCAATAACAAATGTATTAGTAGCACCAGAAACAGTGTTATTATCACCAAATATAAAAGCTTTTGAAGTTCCAGTTACGATATTATTATCACCAAATAGAAAGTTTTTTTCAACAAAATCATCTGATATATTATTATCACCAATCATTATGGTTTTTTTACCACCAGAACCTAATTGATTATTATCACCAAAAGAAATCAAAGCTTCTGAACCACCACCAATTGTATTACCACTTCCTGATACTAAATTATTAAATGAATTAGCACCAAATAAATTATTGTCACCAATTAAGATATTTGAATAATTATTAAATTTACTTACAGTATTATTAACACCTTTTATAATATTAGATGTAAATAAATCTTTTGAACTTTCTACAAATTTTATTGCATTATTTTTATCATTATTAATTAGATAAACTGAATTATTTAAATTGATAAATTTTTCATCAACATTAACAAAATCAGAAACAACACCATAATTATTTATTGATAATAATTCTATTCTTGTTTTAGTATTAATTATTGGATTATAATCTAAAATTTTATTAACAATCCAATATTTTCTTTCAAAATAAATAATATTTCTAAAAGAAAATGAATAAATATCATTTGTGTTTAAATAAAAATCACCAATAAATAATTTTGATTCTTTAGAATATAAATCATTTATAAAATCAGACCAATATTTATTAAATAAATTTGAATTAGTTAAAATTTGTCTATTATAATAATATTGTTTTGGAAACCAGAAATTTAAATCTTGTGTTGGATTTTTAGGGTCATCTAAATAACCAGCATAAGGATATTTGGTACCAGAATAATCCCCACCAAATTTTGTTGTTATATTTAAAGAATTAGTATCTTTTAATCCAGTATAAAATAAAATTCTTAAATTAGTATCATATAATGGTGATGGTATATCATTCTCAATTTTATAAATAGTACTTATTATATTTCCAGTATCCATATTATTTGCTCTTTCAGAAACTAATGGAGTTGGAGAAAATAATAATTTGGTTTCATTTATTGATGTCTTATCAACAAAATCATTATCAATCTCATAAGTATATTTAGCATAAGTTTCAAAATATCTATTTTGATAATTATCATTATAATAATCATTATCTTCAGTATATTCAAAACTTAAATTTTTATCATTTATTTCAGATATTGGTATGATTTCACATTCTGAATCTCTATCAAATTTATAAGTCCAATCAATTACTGAACCATTATAAAAATCTTTTCTTGGTTCAATAGTGAAATTTTTATCACCATTTATTTTATTTGGTTCCCATACCAAATTAAACATTTTATTAATTGAACTAATAAAATCAACACATAACTCATTTGGTAATATTTCATTAAAATTATAATCTTCACCCTCAAAAATTGGGGTATTTACCAATTCAACATTAAAACTTGATGGAGTTAATTGCTTATATTGAATACCAAATGTAACTTGTTGTGACGATGAATTAAACATTTTAGCATTTTTAACTCTAAATAATGTAACAACATATATTTCATCACCAATTTCTAAATCTATTTCAGAATCACATACAAGTGGTGTTGGTGTTGATGTTGTAAAATTTATTGTTAAACTTTGACTAAATTTTCTTGTTTGTGTAAAAGTATCTAATAATGTAGGTACATTATTTTTTGTTTTATAAATATTAATAATATAATCAATATCACAAGCAAATGTTCTAAATATAGCTGAACCAACTGAAAAACTAGGGTCTCCAAAAGCATTAGCAACATTTACATTTGCCAATATTCTATATCTTCCATTTGTATTAACAAGATATTTATTAGTATTATTATTATAATTATTTCCGTTATCATAATTACCATTTGTTGAATCGTCATCAAATTTCATTAATAATTCTGGAGAATTATAACTTGTTCCAATTGAAATAATATTAGATGGATTAACTTCTTTTAATGAAGCTTTTAATTTAGATTTATCAAGTTTATCTGAAGAATAATAATTGCCATCAATTGAAGGAGTTATAATTAAACTTTTAAAATAATCACTATTAAAAAATTCAGATTGATAAGAATAACCAACTTTATTAAAAATTTTATCAAGTATTGTTTTAGCATAAATACTTGGTCTAAAAAATTCTAACGTTTTTTTATTATTTGTAGAATGACCAAAACCATAATCAATGTACGGATATACATAACCATCCCCTTTACTAAATGCACTTCTAACACCATTTTTTATAATAAATGAATCCCAACTACCAATAACATTATCTTTTGTATATTGATGATTATATTCAGATAAATCTAATTCATCTAAAGTGCTTTTACCTAAATCAACAAAAATATCATTTATATTACTATAAGCAGTACATTCATAAGTTATTTCTCTATCTTTTAAAATTAATATTGAATCAAGTTTTAGAATACCTTCAAAAATCAATAAACCACCGCTATAAACTTTAATATCAGCTTTTTTTGATGGGTCAAATTCACTTTGATTATTTACATCAAATATATTCTTAAAGATATTATTATTTATTTGAGTTCCTGGAAATGATATTGTTTTTGAATAAGAAGAATTATTTTTACCAATATTTCTTATATCACTAACTTGATAAGTAATATTTAAATCTATTTGATTTGTAATATCAGCCTTTATATTATTAATTAAAATGTTTAATTCCATATTTATTGGTTTATTTGATTTATTTTTGTTAACCCTTTTCTAAAATTAAATTCATATTTTTTCAATCCATTTCTATCATTAAAAAATGAAACTTCAGTATCTGTCATAATAACAGGGAAGAAATTAACATTATATACTGCACCATCTGATGATGGAAAATATAAATAAATATCAGTTGATGAGAATAAATCTTTTAAAACATTAGTTTCATTTTCAGTTAACCAATTTGTTGATAAAATGAAATTTTCTTGTTCAAAATTATTTATAATACCAAATCCTTTATTACCATTTTTAACACCATATTCAGTATTACTATAAAATCTTTCTGGTTTTCTTTCAAATTCACTTCTCTCATAATTTGATTGATATTGAATTGAATTTAAAGTAAAATAATCATAACTACCCCATCTATTTAAAAACATTATTTGAACAGTATTATATTTTGAACATTTTCTACTGAATTTTAATGTTTGAGTAGTAGGTTGCATTAACAAATCATTTGTTGCTCCAGAAGTTAAATAAACTTGATATGAGACAATATTATCATTAATTAAAGTTCCAGTTGGGGTTGGTGTTATATAAGCTGTATTGACATCATTTAGGTTTTTAGGCCCTATACCAAAAGTAAATTTATAAAAATCACTGTTTATAGTAGTAGCAGTATAAATATCATATACATTTATTCCATAAGTTGTAGTATTACCACTATTATCTAAAAGATTTAATATAATATTTCTTATAGGTGCTGTTGATGCACTTGTTGAAAATAAAATATCAGCAGTATAATATTCATAATTACTGAAAAAATTTATATTATTTTCTCTATTTGATAAGAATTTGCTATTAGAATTTTTTGTAGTGTATTTTTGTATTTCAGATTTATAATCTTTATAATCATATTTATTTGCATTATTTAAAACAAAATAAGATGTTCCAGTATAACCAGTATCACTAATATAATTATTTTGACTAAAAATACTACCCCTTTCACTACCTGGAGGATTAAAATTAATTGGTCCAGGTAAAACAGTATTTAATGTAAATGTTTTTGGTGAGGTTATTTTATCTATTTTATAAGTTCCAGTAAATTGTGGGTTCCAACCAGTATTTGTAACAGAATCAACACCTTGCTGAATAAACATTGATGGCGAAAAAACAATACCTAAATTTCCAGATGTAGTTGCAGTTATAGGATATCCATTTACAGTAGTTCCACTCCATCTCTTTGAATAAATATGACATCTTGCATCTCCAGAATAATTATAAGCAGAATATTGTGGGTTAGATACTGTAGTACTAATTTCACTTGCTAAATCTTCTGCTGTTTTTGCTAAACTTGTATTATAAGGAACTGGATTTGTAATAATATTAACACCATTAACTTGAACAGATGTAATAGAACCAGTATTTCCACTTACTAATTTAATAATTCCAGTAGCCCAAGTATCCATTTGTAAAAATATAGTATCACCCTCTTGGAAATTATGATTATTTGCTGTATAAATATTATATTGATTTCCAGTATATCCATAATCAAAAAATTGAATACCTTCCCAAATTTTACCAGATTCAACTGTTGTTGCTGAATAATATGGGAAATCTGTTAAGATAGAATTAGATGTTGTACTAATAATATCCATATAAGTATTATATTGTGGATTTATTGAAGCATCATCTTTAATAACATAAATTCTATCATTAGCTCTTAAATTATGACTAGATGTTAAATTTAATTGTAATAAACCAATATTATTTGTTGTTGAACTGAATGATATTTCTCTTTTATATGTTTCTTTTGAAATTAAATATAACTTTTTAATAGAATTTTCACAATTCTGAGCTCTAACAGTATCAAATAAAAAATCAGGACTTATAAAAGATTGAATTAATTTAGATGGATTTATTTCAATATGATTTTCGAATGGATAATTTTTTAAAGTACCAGAATAATCATCATTAATATAAACATCTGATAAAACATTAAAATTTTGTCTATTTAACGTATCACTCGTTACAATATGGGTATTATCATTATAAGCTGGATAAACTGTTACTCCAGTATAATTTAAAGTTGGATAAAATGTATAATTTAAAGCCATTATCTATTTTTAAATATATATATTCGATAACACATTGATATGCCAGATATTAAAAAAATAAATGAATTTATAAAAAAATTTGGGGAGACTGTTGTTAATGAACAAAAAAAACAATTGTCTAAAACAGATAGTATTGCTACAGGTAAATTAATTAATAGTGTAAATTATCGTTTTACATCAACAATTCAAAAAATTGTTATTGATTTTGTATCTGTAGATTATGGTAAGTATGTTGATGAGGGAAGAAAACCTGGTTCTTTTCCACCAATTTCTAAAATTAAAGAATGGTGTAGAGTTAAAGGATTACCAGAAAATGCAGCAATTAATATATCAAAAAAAATATATAAATTTGGTATCAAACCAAAACCTTGGATTAAAAAACCTTTTGATAAAAATAGGCAAGAATTTAACGTTGAATTGATTAAATTATATGAAAAAGAAATAATTAATGATGTTAAAAATGCTATTAAGCCTAAATAAATTATACATTTTTTAAGTTTAATAAATTTAATCCACTTGATAAAATTGTATTTGTATAACTTGTTTTAATACTTTTATCTAAACTCAATTTATTTAAACAAATTAAAATAGGTAAATTTGAAACACTTTCATATTTTGTAACATCACCCTGTGATAGAGTATCTAAAACATTAAACCAAAAAAATTGTTCTTGTATCTTCTGTTCGTTTTGTTGTCTTACTGATTCAAGACTTTTTCTTTTAGAATTTTCTTTATTTTCTTCTTCTCCTTTTTCATATTCGTCATCATAATGTCCAATTGAGAATAACCCTCCATATTGCTCGGTAAAAAGTTTAATGCGAACAGATAAATAAAAAAAAAGCAGGAAAGTGCAGTTTCTATGTTTAAATTATGTTTTAAAAAATCAGAATTATCTTCTTTATTATCAGTAACATATAATATATTCATTATTCTATGCATATTTTCAATGCAATCAGATTTATAATGTTCCAAATCCATAAATTCACCAAAATTTAATTCATTTATATTTCTAAACTTAAATTTCTTTCCATTTAATTCAAATTCAGTTTTGAAATTTGTTTGTTTTGGTTCAGAATTAACAAATTCTAATGTTTCTTTTATTTCATTATATTCTGTGATAGGAATTTGTTCAATTTCTTCATAAGATTTATCTAATAAAATTGATAATCTTTTAAAAGTTAATTCAATATAATCTTGTTCAATTTTATATAAATTATAAAGCTTTTGATATTTATCAATATTAATTTGGTTCCAGTTTTTTGGTATTTTATTTTTCATAATTGATTTTATATTATATATTGAAAAATGGGCAGTGATTTGATAATTTGTTCTGCATCAGCAGTTTGTTCAGTTACAACCTCAAAATGATTCTCAAGACTTTCCCAAGTTGAACAATACCAATCACTTAATGCTTTAGCTTCATCACCATATTTTAAATTATCAAACCATAATGGGATTTCTTCAACATTTTTATAACCATATGCCTCATAGTAAGATTTAAATAATTCTTCGTGTAAATGACTTACTGCTTGAATATATTCATCCTTGCCCCATACAACTGGTAAATTAGCAAAATAGTCTAAATATTCATTATAATCAGAGAAAACAATTATATCATTTTCTCTGATGTAATAATTAAATCCCTGTAAATCAGAGATATTGGTTGTATTTTTATTTAAAATTTCCATATTATTTAATTTTTTTAACAATAACCATATCACTACTTACATCAGTACCACCAACACTAAGAGTAGTTCTTTG